GGTATCGAGACGGTCAACTGGCGCAGTCCGAAGCAGGTGCTGCCGGTCCTGGTCGAGCACGGTCTGGACGTCGAGTCGACCAGCGAGGGGGCGCTGATGGACACCGTGATGGGCACGGAGGCGCCAATCCCGCTGGTCAGTGCGCTGCTGAGCTATCGCTCGGCCAGCGCGTGCCTGGGGCTGCTCCGGAAGGCGCAGAGCAGCATCCAGAACGATGGGCGGATCTATGCGTCGTTCAATCCGATCGGCGCGCAGACTGGCCGGACGTCCTGCTCCGACCCGAACCTGCAGAACCTGCCGCATGAGACGCGAGCTCGCGAAGCGATCCGCCCCGTCGACGGGCGCATCTTCGTCCGCGCGGACTACTCGCAGCTTCAGCTTGTCATCGCGGCCTGGATCGCGCAGGACGATGAGATGCTGAAGGTGCTCAACGATCCGCACGGCGACGTCCACCAGCGCACCGCGGACGCCGTTGGCTGCACCAGGCAGCAGGCGAAGGCGGTCAACTTCGGATTTCTGTTCGGCGCCGGTGCGGACACGTTCCAGCGTGAGCAGCGGAAGAACGGTGTGTACCTGACCGAGCGGCAGGCGTTTAAGTACCGCGAGACGTTCATGCGGACGTACCGCGGCATCCGTTCCTGGCACCGTTCGCTGAGCGATTGGGGCACGGAGGAAGTGATCTACGATCCATCGGGCTCGGGCCGACGACGGAGCGCCGTCTTCTCGAAGAACGTCAAGGCCAACACGCCCGTCCAGATGGTCGAGGCGCACGGTTTCAAGCGTGCCCTACAGGTGCTCTACAATACCCGACATGAAGCACCGTCGGCGCGGCTGGTGATGATGGTTCACGATGAGCTCATCGCTGAGTGCGACGCCGACGACGTGGAGCGGACGCAGCAGTGGCTGTGCAAGGGCATGCTCGAACCGATGCAGGCGCTGCTGCCGGGCGTGACCGTCCGTGTCGACGTCAAGGTGACCAGGAGCTACGCCGACAGTGACAAGTAAGCCTGAATCGCTGAAGCGACCACACTGGAGCGCAAGCAGGTTCATGCTCTTCGAGCAGTGTCCGAGGCTGTACAAAGACCGCTACATCGACGGCATCGAGACGGAGCCATCTCTGGCGATGCTGTTTGGATCAGCCGTACACACTGCTCTGGAGGCACTGCACCAGGGGCATCGGCAGACGCGCCGTGCCGCTGACGCGGCGGACGGCCACTTGGGCCCGAGCCTCAGCCGGGACCGTAGTGGCTACGCCAGCGCGCGAGCCGTGTACGCAGCGCAGTTTGACGCGATGAACGCGCGTCTCGAAGAGATTGGTCTGATGGCGCCGGCGTCGCTGTACGCCGAGGGCTTGACCATGTTGAACCTGGTCGAAGACATGCGGCTGAACGTCGACGGACGCTCCGAGCCGGAGCGTTGGTTCACGCTGCCGACGCAGTCGTTGTGGGGCATGCCGACGGTCGGCGCTGTTGACCTGTGGTCGCCACCGTGGTCGACGCACGGCGCGGTGGTGTGGGATTTCAAGACGACGGTCGGCTCCTGGGGGCCGGAACGGGCGCAGCGCGAACGCTGGCAACCGATGCTGTACGCGTGGGCCTACAAGCGCGCCTACGACGTCATCCCGACCTTCAGGTACGTGGTGCTGTCCAGGACCGGCGTCGAGCCGCGGTCGTTCGATCGGCACTGGTCGCCGTCCGAGTGGCGGGAAGATTTCTCGGCGCTGCACTTCCACGCCGAAGAGATCGCGGAGCGCGTAGCGCAGGCGAATTTTGACTGCACCCGCGGCCACGGTACGTGCCTCGAATGCGGCGCGCCGTACGGGCATGACCACGTCTGCGCCGACGGCTCGCGACCGATGAAAATCAAGCTGGTTCACAAGCACGGCCAGACCTGGGTTCAACCTGCGCTGATCGAGGCGTGAGCTAAGCTCACCGCTGTAGCTATGCCCGGGACTATTGGCTGGTTGGTTTGCACCGCTCGGCGGACCAACGGCGAACCTTGTCGAGCACCGGTCATCCGAGGGGCGAGGGTGTGTCGAGCGCACGGCGGGTTGGCCGGCCACGTTCGAGAGGCAGCACGGCTGCGTTTGGAGCGCCTGGTCGAGCCATCGATCGGCACGGTCAGGGAGATCATGCTGCGCGGTGAGACGCACGCGGTTCGACTCAAGGCCGCGACGGAGATTCTCGATCGGGCCGGCATCGTGGCCGAGCAGAAGGTCGAGGTCGACAACCAGGTGACGATCACGGTCAGCTACGAGGACGTCGAGCTCGCACGGAACGTGATCGAGCACAAGGCGCTGGACACGCCGCAGGCGAACGGACAAGGAAAGACCCCGCACGCTGGCGGGGCCGAAGATCGGAACGGCGCCGAAGGCGCTCCGCGCTAGAACATCGTGTCCGGGCGGGCGATCATGGCTTCGTCAACACGGACCATGACTTCCTGGATGGCGGGCCAGAGCGAGCGATCCTTGACCGTGATGCGCCCGACGCCGTCGACGCGCGCGGTGACGACGAAGTAGCCGTGCTTGTCGATGCGGTAGGTGTAGCCAGGGTGACCGTCGACGTCGTCTTCGATCGGCGCAGGGGCGGAGAAGAGGTCAAGCTGTTCCATCAGAGCGTCTCGGCGCAGTACGCGCAGGCGGTGTCGGCTACGTCGCTGTCGTCCAGGCACTCGCGGCGGCAGTCGGCGCAGATCATGGAGAAGTTCGCGTAGTGGACGGGGATGTCGGCGTGGTCGCCGCAGCGGAAGTACGAGCGACCCTGCGCGGCGACGTAGGCGATGTCGCGAGCGAGGCCGTCGCACATGTGGTCGGTGGTGCGGTCGATGCGCCGCTCGGTGGAGCGGGCCGCGGCGGGGAAGAGATCGAGTTGCATGTCCCCTACTGTAGGGCACCTACTGTGAGGCTGTCAACAACTGATCTTGCCGGCACCATCGGGTCGTCCAGGGCGGCGATCGCCAGGAGGATCAGGGCCGCGACGATCACGGCGTACAGTACGACCCGCAGTGCCAGCATTCGAGGTCAGGCTACCTAGACCGCACGCCGCCCAGGCGCTGATCGCCAAGGAGGCGAGGCGCCACAACGTCGTCGCGCTCGGTCGACGCTCGGGCAAGAGCACGATGGGCCATGAGCTCGTCATCAGGACGGCGCTGCAGCACGCTCCGGCGGGCTGGTTCGGGCCGACGTACAAGCTCCTGGAGGAAAGCTGGCGTGAGCTCAAGCGTCTGCTCGGGCCGACGGTGACGCAGAAGAGCGAGCAGGAGCATCGGCTGGAGCTCTACGGTGGCGGCACGATCGAGTGCTGGTCGATGGATACGGGTGACCCCGCCCGCGGTCGCAAGTACCGTCGCATCGTCGTTGATGAGGCGGCAATGGTGCCCAACCTGCTGGACATCTGGAACCAGGCGCTGCGTCCGACGCTGGCCGACCTGGAAGGTCAAAGCTGGTGGCTGTCGACGCCGCGGGGGCTGAACGACTTCTACACGCTGTACCAGCGCGGGCAAGATCCCCTAGAGGGCGAGTGGGCATCGTGGCAGATGCCGACCACGGTCAACCCGCACATCTCAGCCGCCGAGCTCGTTGCGGCGAAGCATGAGATGCCGGAGCGTGACTACGCGCAGGAGTTCGAGGCCAGGTTCCTCCAGCTTGAGGGCGCGGGCGTCTTCAGGGGCGTAACGGCAGTCGCGCGGCTTACCCCGCAGGGGCCCGAGCCACGTCACCAGTACGTGATCGGGGTCGATTGGGGCAGGACGACGGACTTCACGGCCATATGCGTCTTCGATGCAACGCTGAACCAACAGGTGGCGCTCGATCGCTTCGCACAGATCGACTACGAGCTCCAGACTGAGCGGCTGCATCGGTGGGCTGAAGCCTACCGTCCGCTGCTGGTGGTGGCCGAGCAGAACGCGATGGGGCGCCCGCTGGTCGAACGGCTCCAGACCGGCTACGGGCGTGTCCTTCAGGAGCCGCGGAAGGCGCTGCCAGTGTGGGCCTGGGAGGCGACGAACGCCAGCAAGGCGGCGCTGGTGCAGTCGCTCGGCATCGCCATCGAGCGCGGCGACATCACGCTCCTGGACGACGCCGTGCAGACCGGCGAGCTCCTGGCGTACGAGTCGAAGGTGCTGCCATCGGGCATGCTGCGCTACGGCGCTCCGAGCGGGCAACATGACGACACCGTGATTGCCCTTGGGCTGGCCTACCTGGGCGCGCAGCGGGAGGGGGCCGGCCAGCGACGGCGGAGCTACGGGTTCGCGTCGCGATCGCGCTACACGCCAGCGACTATCGTTGCACCGCGGACGCGTGAGGATTGATGTGCTGATGCTGGTCCTGGTCATTGCGCTGGTGGTGGTCTTCGCGGCGGTCGTCTACAACCCGTCGCTGCTGAGCCTGGTCGGGCTATGACGCAGTTCGAGACGACGTTCGAGCAGCCGATCCCGGACGGGCGCGCTGAGGGCGAGATGCTGTGCGAGACGAAGGGCTGCAAAGAGCAGGCAACAACCTGGTGTCCGCTGTGTCAGATGCTGTTGTGCGCGGAGCACGATGAACTCACGCCGCGGAGGATGCATGACTGCCTGGTGGGGCCAGCCGATTCCTGATCTACTGTTGTGGATGCTGATCGCTGGCCTGGTCTTCCTGCTGGTGAGCCTGGTTACGTCGCTCCTGGTTGGGCGCTGGTTCCGCCACATGCGTGACATGGACGAGCGAGACGGTCTGCCGCCGCACTAGCGGCTACACTGGCGCCACTCACGGTGGCTATTGATCGCGAGCGCGAGCCGAAGGCGCCCGACAGTTACTACCTGCTCGATCTGCAAACCGAGCTCGGTGACCTGTACCGGACGCAGGACGAAGACATCGATGAGATGCGCCTGGTGCGCGAGATGCGCGTGCCCGCCATGCAGGGGACGGACCCGTCGTATCAGATGGTCCAGGTCGATCCGCGCGACCCCGACATCACCGAAGAGGCGTTCCAGCAAACGGCCATCCTGACGCTGGAGAGGCCGCGGCTGAGCATCGTCGGCGGCGAGGGCGACACCGCACAGACCGTCGCCAGCAAGCTGGAGCACTGGACCGAGCAGACGCTGTGGCAGTGCGGGACGCGCGAGCCGGGCATGGACACCATGTCGCAGGTGACCGATGCCTGCCTGAACGATGGCGGCGGGTGGGCCAAGCTGCTGTGGGCGTCGGATCTGTGGGGCTCGCGGTACGCGATTGCATCACCCCAATCGGGTGATTCTGCGGATGCCTGGTCGCAGTACGACAAGATGACCGAGGACGCCAAGAAGAAAGCCGGCCCGCCGTTCGTGTGGTCGTACGTCGACCCTCGCAACATTTACCCGCAACGCTCGGGCGGGCGGCTGGACGAAGTGCTCGAAGTCTCCGAGATGACCATGCGTCACGCCTTCAGGAAGTACCGACTCGGGCGCGACAAGTCGGGCGACATCGTGCCCGAAGAGCTCGGGGAGCCGATGAACTACCAGGAGGCGACGCGCTCGCCGCTGAACCGCGTGCAATTCCTGGAGCATTGGGACGACACCTTCGTCTCGTACATGATCAGCGGACGGAACTACAACCAGGAGCGGACGGGCCAGATCGTCAAGCAGTTCCGCCACAAGTACCCCTT